CTAAGGTCGGCAAGTCCTACATCTTCTAAACTCACTGGAGCAAACGATAATGTCTAAAAAGGAAAATCCTCATGCACCGCTGCCGGGCACCGAAGTGGAGTTCCCGGCCTATCAGCGGTCCTTGGCTGAAAGCTACCTTGATAAGTATGGGCGAGAAGTACCTTCGCCCCTGCCTATCGCCCCCCCCCTGGGTTATAAGCGATCCCCCTCCCTGGCTGAACAGATCAGGGCAATGGTGATCTCTGAAAAACTCAAAGCGGAGGCGCTGGCCGCCGGAGCCGAATCTTTCGAAGAGGCTGACGACTTCGAAGTGGGTGACGATTATGACCCCACCTCACCCTATGAAGTCGACTTCGACCCCCCGCTCCCGCAGCAGACACCCCCGCCAAGCCCCAAAGCGGCCCCACAGACGGCCGCGGGCGGGAGCCCCGCTACCTCCCCCCCAGGGGACACGAAAACCTCGTAAGTGGCCACCCCTGAGGCCCAGAGGCTACCCCCCGGCGAGCGCCCTTGCCGGGGGGTTCTCCAACCCCCAGCACAGTACTCTACTTGTTATGTACTGTGCTAGGTGACACCAAACGGAATCCAAATGGCTAAAAAGCGAATGCGACCCGGCGGGCGCGGTATCTCCACCTTAACCACTACCGCTAACGCCAGTCGCGTTGCACGCCGGACCGTGCTGGTGGCACCTCTACCCTACTTTCCCCAACCTACCCCATACCAACCCATAGGAGACCGCCGGCGCTACAACCCGGCGGTCATGCTGCAACCCGTTCACGCAACTAATCGCAACGCCACGAGACTAGTCGTTGACAAACGGGGCGAATCGATTCGTCGTCAGACACTCGCCCCCATTGCGTTCAATACCCCCAAACAAGTCTCGCTCTGTGTGAGACGGAAAACCCGAAGGGAAATAATCCATGCAAAAGGAATCGCTGGGAGCAGAACCAGGAGACCAAAACGAAACGCTTGGTCCTCCATTAAGTGTTGAAGAAAAAATAGACATCATCGCTCAAGTGATCTTCAAAATGAGCGAAAAAGTCGATGCAATCTACGAACTTCAACTCGAACTATTTCCAGAGGAAACAAACTGATGTTGGGCGCTCTCATTGGTGCTGGCACCTCTCTCGTCAGTGGACTCTTAGGCAGTAAGGCTCAAAAGAACGCCAACAAAGCTCAGATGCAAATGGCTGAGCGTAACATCGCACTCCAGAAAGAATTTGCCACCAAAGGCATTCAATGGAAGGTGAAAGATGCACAAAAGGCGGGCGTTCACCCGTTATACGCTCTCGGCGCTAACACCGTGTCCTTCTCACCTGTCTCGGTGGGCTCTACCCCAGAGACCGGACTCGCCGAAGGAATTGCAAATATGGGCCAAGGCATTGCTCGTGCCCAAGAGACCGGATTCTCCACCGAAGGCAGAATCCAAAACAAAATCCTCGCTCTGCAAGTTCAGCGAGGAGAGTTAGAAAATCAGAAGCTGGCCAGCGAAATCGCCCTAATGAACCAAGCCGGTCAACCTCCCTCTATAACCGGCAACCCTATAATCGATGGCCAAAGCGCTCCCAACCAAGTCAAAGTAAACCCGGCCGAAGTCACCTCGAGCCGGGCCCCCGGAATTGAAGCGGGCTCAGGTAATGACGCTGCTACTATCCGGACCCAGAACGGCTATGCAGTTGTCCCGTCTCTGGATGTTAAACAGCGTATTGAGGATGTAACCCCCCTCGAATGGCAATGGATGGTGCGCAACGGATTGAATCCAGCACCACCCCCGCGTAACCCGCCTCCAGGTACAGCCTGGGGGTACAATGTTTTTACAGGTGAGTGGCTGCCCACACGCACAATGCGCCAGTACACGCCGTACTCGCGTAGATCATGGGCTAAATAGGAGAAGTGAATATGGCTTACCGCCGTCGTAGAATGTCCCGGCGTCGTCGCCCAATGCGCAAAATGCGTCGCCGGCGCGGCGTTCGCGCCCTTCGGATTGGCTACAGGGTCTAAATGATATGTAAAAATCCGTTCATCGCACCCGGGGGGAGACCCTTCGGGTGCGGTCAATGCATGCCGTGCCGCATCAACAAGCGGCGACAATGGACACACCGTTTAATGCTGGAGGCCGCAGATCATGACAGAAAGAGCTTTGTTACGCTTACATACAATGAACAGCACCTCCCCGCGGGCGATGCATTGCATCCTGCGGATCTACAGAGGTTTCTTAAGAGACTCCGCAAATCTGTCTACCCCGACAAACTGAGATATTTCGCTGTGGGAGAATACGGTGAACAAACTAACCGACCTCATTACCATCTTGCTCTCTTTGGATATCCCCAATGCAGTAAAGGTGTCACTAGTAGCAATTCTCGTGGCTACTGTTGCCCTGTATGTGAGCGGGTGCAGTCAGCCTGGAGCATACGTGATACCCCCCTGGGACACATCCATAGTGGTGAGCTCAACCAACAAACCGCAGCCTACATCGGCGGATACGTCACAAAAAAACTCACCAAAGCAGGAGACCCCCGATTAGATGGACGACCCCCGGAATTTGCGCGCATGTCTCTACGTCCCGGGATCGGCGCCGGGGCTGCGGATGAAGTGGCTTCAGTACTACTCACGCATAGACTTGATGAAGCTGAGTACATCCCAACGCGCTTGGCACACGGCCAATCTAAACTCCCTCTCGGCCGATATATCCGCAACCGCATCCGAGAAAGAGTTGATGTTAGCAAGGAAGATTTACAAAAATTCCTGAGGGAAAATGAAAACCCGGAAGTGCGCGCTCTGCGCGAAGTTGCGTTCGAAAATGCGCCGGTTGGCTCGAAAGCGTTTGCGTTTAAACAGGCGCTAATTGATCATGCACAAGGCGCGATTATTCGCGCCGAATCTAAAGCTAGAAACACCAGAAAAAGGAACATCTAATGAAGCGTTCTAAACACTCTCTTAGTAATTATAAGCTACTCTCTTGCGACCTCGGGGAATTGGTCCCCATTGGTCTTACGGAGGTACTACCCGGTGACACTGTCCAGCAAAACACGAATTGTCTTGTCCGCTGTTCGCCTCTGCTTTCTCCAGTTATGCACCCTGTGGATGTTCGCATTCACCATTGGTTCGTGCCTAACCGCATTATCTGGGAAGATTGGGAAGATTTCATTACAGGGGGACCCGATGGAAACGATACTAGCGTGTTTCCTACTATTACTATCGGTGGTGGCTCTGGTGCTGCTATCGGTAGCCTCGCTGATTATTTGGGCGTACCGACTGGAGTCAACAACATTGAAGTCTCTGCACTCCCCTTCCGAGCTTACGCCCTTATCTGGAACGAGTTCTATCGCGATCAGGACCTCCAGTCCGAACTCACCATCGACCTCACATCCGGACCTGACACGACTACAAACACTGCACTCCAGAACTGCGCCTGGGAAAAAGACTACTTCACCTCTGCACGTCCCTGGGAACAGAAAGGCCCTGCTGTAACCATCCCCCTCGGAACCACGGCCGACCTCATCATGTCGCCCAGTTCCGGGGCTCTCTCGCCTTCGATCGCGCGCAACGCGACCTCGGGCTCCCCGTTTTCTACCGCTAACGATCTAGTGTTTACGAATACCGGTATTCTGGAAAGCGCCAGCGGCACTGATGCGGCTGTTGACGTTAGCCCGCATACTAAGGTTGACCTATCCAATGCTAGCGCTGTCACCGTCAACGTGCTGCGCGAAGCTCTCGCACTCCAGCGCTATGAGGAAGCCCGTGCACGATATGGATCAAGATACGTCGAATACCTCCGCTACCTCGGAGTCAAGTCTAGCGATGCACGCTTACAGCGACCTGAATATCTCGGCGGTGGCCGCCAAACTCTCCAGTTTAGCGAAGTTCTGCAAACTGCTGAAGGGACAGACCCCGTCGGTGAAATGCGAGGCCACGGCATTGCTGCAATGCGAACTAATCGCTATCGTAAATTCTTTGAAGAGCATGGATTCGTTATCACGGTGATGAGCGTTCGGCCAAAAACCATCTACGCCCAGGGTCTCTTCAAACACTGGAATCGCCGTACCAAGGAAGATTTCTGGCAACAGGAACTCCAGCATATCGGACAGCAGGAAGTGCTGAACAAAGAGGTCTATGCCGCCCATGCCAACCCCAACGATACCTTCGGGTTCCAAGATCGTTATGATGAATACCGCCGGCAGGAGAGTACCATCGCCGGCGAGTTCCGAGACACGACTCTCAATTTCTGGCATATGGCCCGAATCTTCGCTTCTTCGCCTGCGCTCAATGCTGATTTTGTTAGATGCGTGCCCACCGAGCGCACCTTCGCTGTACCGTCACAGGATGTACTCTACGTTATGGCCAAACATAGCATCCAGGCACGCCGACTGGTTGCTAAGGTCGGCAAGTCCTACATCTTCTAAACTCACTGGAGCAAACGATAATGTCTAAAAAGGAAAATCCTCATGCACCGCTGCCGGGCACCGAAGTGGAGTTCCCGGCCTATCAGCGGTCC